GTACAATATCACTGGCATTCTTATGAGTTGGCACACCAAGACGGACGTTTGTTGCCCACGCAAATACCTGTATGTCGATATTCTCTGGTGCATCAGAGGCATGCTTCAAACCCGTAAAACTTTCCAAAATCATAAAACCCATTTTAGAATAATCACTCTTGGTTATGTCCATAGCGTTCTTGTAAAAGAAAAAAGGACACACAATCTCACCACCTTGACTAGTGGTAGGATTCAAGTAAATCATGGGTCTTTGTGAAGATAAAGTTCTGTACGAATCAGCGCTGCTAGAAATTTCAGAAAATCCGTCATTTTCAAACAGTGGAAGGTAATTGAGCATTGCGCCACCGTAGTGGAAAGGGGTACCATTCAAAACAACTTTAACATGCAGGTCAGCCTGCATTAATTTATAATTGTTTATACGATTGATTACCCTTTTATTGGTGAAGAATAATTCCCAAGGATTGAAACCATCTATCAAATTCCCACCAGATGGCCAGGTAACATCCCGAATCTTAATCGGTCGTGACATAAAATCCTGTAATGAAAAATCACCAGTCATCACTGCCTCAGTCAGAACAGTGGTGGGCGCCTCAATTCCAGAAGTTTCTCCTTCATTGAGGTCAAGAAAAGTCACATTTTGCTCAACTTCTCTAGTTTCTCCACTAACTTCTTCAGCTTGTGGAAAAATCGTGCTATCCAGCACTAACTTTTTTGTGGAAAAAGCTAAACCGTCGAAAAACGTATAATATGTATGTAAATCTGTAATCCATTAATATACAATTGAACGTAACCGGATCAAGCCGTTCAAAGTTTTATGTTCAAATGTGCTGGCGAAGCACTCTCCTAAATAAGAGTAGACCACGAGGGGTCTGCCGTACAATACAAAGCCTAATATAAATATATAGAACAAATATAATATGTATAATGGTAACCAATAATATTGTTTCTTTTAACTTAGTGTGCGCAGAGAACGCACAGAGGGACAAAATAATTTTTCCGATTAATCGTACTTTTCCTTCCAATAAAGTACTCGTGC